GTCATCTGCGGTGCCGCCGACCGCAAAGACGCCGTTAGCGATGACCGCCGGCTGAGAATTGGCGGATACGTTAAGCCACGAATTGTTTCCGTTTGCGCCGGCCCCGGTTGTGCCGGTTTCTACCGCACCGACATTCCAAAAAAGCGTGCTGCCGCCCGAGATGGGGCAGGTGGCTTTTGCATAACCGCCGCCGCCGCCGCCGTTGGCGTAGCTGGACGTTGTGCCGCCGCCGCCGCCGCCCCCGCCCCACGCCTCGACGAGAACTTGATAGGTCCCCGCTGGGGCGACGACGCTCCCCGCGCCTGCTGCGGTGATGATGACGCGAGTCATGCGCTATGACGACGCACATTCAAACATGCTGCGGCGCGACTCCATGCGGTCAAGCCACTTCTCAATCGGCCGGCAACCTTTGCCGACACAGCGCAGGCAGATCGGTCCGTTGCAGCAATGGCACCACGCGCCGATTGCGTCGTCGGTTGCCGACTTGAACGGCGGCTTGTCCATGACCTTTGAACAATGGAGGCATGTGAACGTGTCCGTTTCGGTCGGGTGCGCAAACGCCGGATCGGTGATGATGCTGTATCCGCGAGATTTTCTTTGTCGGCTAGGCCCCATGGTCTCGGTCCCAGATGAATCGCGTGTAGTCGGAGAATTCGGCTTTGTTCCATCCGGTTTGGTTGTCGCACAGCGGAAAGACGAAGCCTTCGCCGTTGTAGGAGAAATTCCACGCCTTTGCGTCGGCCTCGATTACGACGGGAGCGCCGCCGGGGCCACGCATTGCCAGCTTCGTGTTGCTGCACACGACGCGCGTGTCCGTCGCATTCGCTGGGTTGTTCGAGTTCGCTTCCGGGCCGACGCCGCGCGGCGCGACGTAGCCCTTGTCGTTTTCGGTGAGATGGCCTCGCACCTGTTCGAGCGCAGGCGCGCCGCAGACCTTGCAGGCTTTCACAGGTCGTCATACTCCATGCCGAACAGGACGTTCGACGCATAGGTCGGCGACAGCGCAATCAGCGCCAGACCAACGAGGTTGGTCGCCGCCCAGGTCAGCATGGCGTCGGTGTCCTGCGCTGCCCATTGCATCGACGCGCGTTGGTTGAGCGAGCGCGAGAAGATGTCGAGCGTGTAGGTGCCCTCAGCGGTGTAGGCGTTGTGGGCGACCATGCGTGAAGCGACATCCGCCGGGTTCAGCGGGTCGGGCGTGAACACAGTCGAGGTGCCGTCGGCGGTGGCGCGCTGCACCTCGTAGACGATCTGACAGTCGGTGGCGTTGGGGGCGCCGTCGGGGCCCATCTGTAGCGCCACGGCGCGGCCGCGGCAGAGCGTGGCGGTTGCTGACCACACTTGAACTTGGGTTTTGAATGTCGTGGTGATCGCCTGTTGGGCGTTGGTCATGCGGTTGTCGACATGATAGCGAGACATGGTTTTCTCCTTCGGTTACTTCTTGCCGCCTTGGTGGATGGCGAGTTTCATTTGCGATTCTTTTTCGGCCGCTTCGGCTTTTGCAATTTCGCGGCGCATGATGTTGGCCTGAACGCTTTCGGGATCGGTGACGTCGAGATGCTCGACCGCCTCGATCGGCGACAGCAGGCCGGTCTTCAGCATGTCGAAGATCAGCGCTTTGCCGTCGGCCGAGAATGCCGGCGATGAGCTGTGTTCGTCGACCGTTAGCGTCACGTCGTCGGGTAAATCGCCGAAGCTGAAGTAGACCGGAACCAGCCCTTTGGCTGGCGGCGTCAGCAGCAGGTTTTCTTCCGGCGTTGACACGTTCTGCAGCGACGCTTCGGCTTCGGGAACCCAAGCGACCAACTTTTTGGCGACGTGGACGCGCGCCATGTCGAGCGTCAGCGCGCCGCTGCGCTCGATGTCGCGTTCGATCAGCAGCGCCCTATCCTTGAAGCGTGGCGAGAACATGCGAACCAGCGTGTCGGCATGTGCGCCGGAGCGCACACCCTTTTCGCCGTGGCCTTTGGCGATCGGCGGCACGCCCATCATCTCGTCGAACATGCGCTCGTATTCGTGCAACGAGGCCCACAGGTCCTGCGGAATTTCGATGCGATCTTTTTCGATCTTGGCGTTGGCGTTCATCTCGACGTAGTGGCCGCCTGGCTTCTTGTATTTCGACAGCGCCAGCTGGTTGACGCCAGTCGAGCCGACGAACTTGGTCGTCGGGTCTTCCTGCATGCGCAGCATCTTGTTCGTGCCGACGAGTCGCGCGTTGATCGCCTCTTGCAGGAAGATCAGCCGCTGCACCTCGGACGCGCCCCAGAAGTAGGTTGGCACAGGGTTCGGGCAGAATGTCGAATAGGGGTGATCACCCTTCAGACACGGCGCCGAAGTTTGTGACGACGGGTCGAACGCTAGCGCGTTCTGAATCGTGTATTTTCCCATCACCAAGAGGTCGTCGCCGACGATCTGGAATGTCGCCCAATCCTCGCGCTGGTCGTCCCAAATCCACGTTTCGTTGAGCTCGATCAGTGTTTGCTCGACAGCCGGATCGAGCTGCGGTTGCGGTCGGCCCATCCAGTCGACGCGCCCGTTTATCTGGGGGCCGCCTTGTCCCGCCGCCTGCATCGGGTAGAGCCCGCCGACGGTGATGTTCATCGCCGTGCCGCCGCGCGTGTCGGTCAGACCAGCGCTGTCGCGTGTATAGGCTTTGACCTTTTTCAGCATCTCGTTCTTGTCGGGGTGGTTCTTCACCAGGCCGACGAATTGGTCGAACGTGACCAGCATCGAATGATTGAAGGCGCCCATGTTCTCGTCGAGGCGGTCGTAGTTCTCGCGCAGCACGCCGAAATCTTCAGGCTGCACCAGCCATGTCGACAACCGTCCGCTGGCGAAGCTCTGTTTGATGATTCCTTTGCCGCGCACCAGACCGATGTTGACCGCCTGGCTGAACATCGAATCGCCGTCGCAGCGCCGGTATTGGTTTCGGATGTGCGCGGCTGCGGCACGGCCTTTGGCTTCGTTGATCACCGAGGGATAGTCGGGGTCGCCGATGTGGAAGCGCAGCGATACGGGGGAAAACAGAAGGGATTCGAGGTCGTCGAGCGACACCCACAGCTTGTTGTACATCGCCGGCGTCGTTGCGTCTGACGAGCCGGTGTCGATGTAGCCCTGATAGAAGGCGCCACGGTTCATTCGCGCCTGACGGGACGACATGCAGTGCGACGCGGTCTCGCGGACGAACTGGGTCAGCTGCTTGGCGTCACGGGGTATCCTCATTTTGATACCATCCTATGGTATTGATAAGCTTCGCCTTTTTCGCACGATATATTGACACGCGCTTCTGGTCCAGCGTAGTCTCTCGGCTCGTAGGGGTGAGGCTAGTCTCTTCCCTCTCGTCAACAAGGAGACTCCCATGGCGCGTCACAAGGGTCGTAAGGGCCGCCGGAAGTAATTCCGGGTCGTCCGTGAACAATGGGCGAGGCGTTCGCGCGCCTCGCCCAACACACTGAGGTTTTTCAGAATGCCTATGCCGATGATGCCCGGCGCTCCGCCCTCCCCGCCACAGGCGGGTGTGGCTGGCCCAGCGTCAGCGCCCGGTCCGATGAAGGGCGCGGCGGCGAGCGGCATGGAGAAGCTGAAGCTGGGGCTGAAGACTCTTCAGGAAGCGCTTCCCGCGCTGCCGATGGGTTCAGCCATCCACACCGCCTGTCTCAAGGCTTTGACCGAAATCGGCAAGGCCGTTGAGAAAGAGGGCGGCGCGAAGGGCGATCCCGGCGCGATGATCCAGCAACTCGTCGAGATGGCGCGAAACGCCAAGCAGGCCGGCGCGCCGGCCCCGCAGATGCCCGGAGCGGGCGCTGCTCCTCCGCCTTCGCCTGACGGCGGCGGCGGGCCCCCGATGCCACCGATGCCAGGAGCTTGAGATGACGAGCGGAAAATTCCCCAAGCCGTATGACGGCGACGTCAAGATCGATCGCAGTCTGATGGAATATGTCGCTGATTTCGAGGCGATGGACATCGGCGCTCGCCCGTCGGCTCAGCCGAAGGGCAGTCTCAGCGGGATCAAGTCGATCGACCACGTCGGCAAGGACGGGTCGCGCGGCTCGGCGCCGAGGGCCAAGTAAAATGGCCGAGGCCACCCAAGCTCAGATTCGCGCCGCCGAGCTGCTCGAGCAGTTGTGGAGCGATGGTGAGATCGGCGAGAAGGTTCGCCGCGCCGCCAAGGCGAAGTTCCCCGACGCCAAGATCATCGACGACACCGTGGCGCCGTTTGTTGCGCCGCTTCGGGCCGAGAATGTCATGCTCAGGGAGCGTCTCGATAAGATCGAGAAAGCACGCGCTGAAGAGCGCATGGCATGGGAAGAGCACAGCGCCAAAACAATGATCGAACAGGCGATTGACAAGGCGCGCCGCGATTACAGCTTGACCGAAGATGGTATCGACAAGGCTGTCGCTCGCGTCAAGGAGATGGGCGTGTCTGGCGACGTCGGCGTCGCGGTTGACGCCGCTGCGGCTTGGGTCGCTTCCAAGACGCCGCCGACCGCGCCGGCCGGACCGACTTGGCGATCTCAGGATCTTGATTTGTTCGGCACGAAGAACGCGGACGAGGCTCGGGCTGAGCTGCACCGCAATCCGGTCAAGTACCAGGACGACCAGATCGAGGCGTTCTTGCGCGACCCGGACGGTTTCACGCGGGAGACATTGGGAACCCAATGAAGTATCTCCGCACATACGTTGAGCTGTGGATCGTGCAGCAGCCGAGCGGCCAGAGGTTGGAAGACAGGATCGCGGCGGCGCGGGCTCTTCTTACCGAGCATGGCCTTAGCCACGAGGTAGTCAACCAGTCGAGCGCAGTCTTAGGCGCGCTGTCGTTCGGTATGTGAGGTAGATCATGGCCTATCCCAATTCTCCGGTAAGCACTCTCACGGGCTCTGGCATTACTCCCGGAGGTAGTTTGGGGGCGCAGATGGCTGCCCTCACGCGGAGAGCCTTTTTACCGAGTTGCTATGTTCAAGTATACCAATCTCACCCACTTTTGTCGTTGTTCATGTCGAACAGCAAGGCGGCGCGCGGCGGCGTTTCCCAGATCACCGTTCCGGTGCAGGGCAACTCCTTCGTCCAGTTCTCGTGGGGTGGCTTCGACGGCAACTTCCCGATGCCGACCGATCAGGCGGCAATCCAGAACGCGCAGTTCAGTCTCAAGCTCGGCATGGTGCCGATTGGCTTCTTCGGCATGGAGTCGATTCTCCAGAGTTCCGAAGTTGTCATTCCCAAGCTGCGCGCCGTCATGTCGGACGCCGCGGTCGTCATCAAGCAGGCCTACGCGCAGGCGCTCTATTCGAACAACTACGCCAATGCGCAGATGTGGGATAGCCTGTCGCAGGCCTATGATGACGGCACCAACGTCCCGTCCTATGGCGGCATCGCACGTACCCCCGGCTCGTTCTGGTCCGGCCAGTTGATCAACAACACCGGCGCCGCGGTCACGACGCGCGTCGGCGCGGCGCAGATTCTGACGCGCATCCAGTCCGGCGCCGGCGGCGAAGCTCCCGACTTCGGCGTCATGAACCCGGCCAATTGGGCCGAGCTGATGACCGACTTCATGAGCCTCGAGATGTACCAGACTCGTCCGCGCTCGATCTACGAGAAGGACGACGTGGTCAACGCGGGCTTCCGCGGCATCAAGGTGCTCGACACGCCGATCTTCCCCGATCCGTTCTGCCCGCTCGGCTCGGCGTTCTTCATCAACAGCCGCTACACCGGCATGTACATGTCCGAATACGCGCCGATGACCTTCTCGGGGTTCGAGCCGTTGATCAACGTCGGCCAGATCGCCGACGTCGGCGTTCTCATCTCGTGCGCCGATCTCGTCTGCGCCAAGCCGTCCTCGGGCGCGCAGGTCACGGGCATCACTGGCGCGGCGTGGCAGGCCGTTCCTGGAACGCAACCTGCTGTGATTTAAGGAGAAATTGCTATGGGTCTCTACGGTGGCAACGGCCTCACTCCGTCCCTCAAGGGTCTGACGACTAATGTCGTCGCGTTGAAGGCAGGCCAAGTCTCGACCATTCCGGCTGGCTGGTTCGAAGTGCGGTCCGGCCCATATTCCGTAGTCCAGCAGTACGACCCGATCACACAGATTTGGCGGACGGTTGGTGGTTCGGGTGGCGGCAGCGTCGAGTACATTGCCTCGGACGGTAATAACTACCGCCTCGCCAACCAGAATGGCTGCGCGGTTGGTGCGGTGCTGACCAATGTTGGCACATCCTTCACTTCGGCGCCGACTGTCACGGCTTCGGCGGGAGGTTCGATCTGGAAGGCAATTGTCGGCGGCGCGATCAGTCAGACCGTTACCGTCACCAACGCCGGCACGAACTACACCTACGCGCCGCAGGTTCAGATTTCGGCGCCGCCTCCGGGTGGCGTTCAGGCGACGGCGTTCTGCACGCTGTCGGGCTCAACCGTCTCGACGGTCACGGTGGTTGATCAGGGCGCCGGCTATCTCTCGCCGCCGACGATCACCTTCCTCAATGATCCGCGCGAAGGGCAGAACGCCACGACCGTTGGCTACAACGCCGCCGCGGTTGCCGTTCTGACAGGTTCTGGCACGATCACTGCGCTGCTCTGTCTCGATCACGGCACACCGATTGCCTTCTCCGCTGGCTCTGCGACGCCGATCCCGACGTTGTCGTTCGCCGGTGGCGGCGGTAACTCGGCCGCCGCGACGGTGCTGATGAACTGGTCGATCACGGGCTTGCAGTCCGGTTCCTTCTCGAACGGCGCGTCGGGTGTTACCGGCTCGCTGGCTTGGATTGTTGGCATCGATCAGCCGACTGCGGCCAACTCCACCGTGCTTAACGTTGCGGTGCAGCGGAGTCTCGTCAAGGGCCGAAACGCCAGCCTCTACATTCCGATCGCCGGCGGCGTGCTTACTGCCTATACGACGGCGGTAGTCCAGGATGGCGGCATCTATCAGGGTACGCCGCTGCTGGTCATCATGAACAACCAGATCACGACGCCTGGTGGCGCGACCGGCGCGCTTGCCACGATGGGGTACTTCGTGTCCGACACGAGCTATCTGACGCCGCAATGAGTTGAAGGCTTAGTTCAACAGGAGACGCGCACATGACCCAGATTGTCACGAAGTTCAAAGCAGTTTCGATTGGCGACGTCGTCAATCTCAAGTCGGGGAGCCCGGACTTCACGGTCATTGGCTTCGCGGCGGCCGATTCTCTGGGCGTGATTTCGCCGATGACGCCGGGCGCCACTTTCGTCGAAGAGTCTCTCGTCGCCGTCTGCTACGGCTTCAGCACGGCTGGCGCACCGGTCACGGCCAAGTTCCCGGTCGAGGTTTTGAACATCAAGACGCCGGTCGCTCCGGTCGATCCGCTCAAGGACTAATACGACGCTGACGGTGTTTCAGAGCCCGCGCCTGCGAACAGCGGGCGCGGGCTTTTCATTGGTGTGCCATGCCGCTATCCCAGATCATCAATGACGCATCTCAACTGTTGAATGACCCTAATTTTTCATTCACGTCGAGAAGTCAGCTAGTTAGGTGGTGCAATCAAGCGAGGCGTGATTGCGCCAAGCGCACGGCGTGCATTCGCCGGCTGGTGACGGGTCAATCGGCGTTCGGCGCGAGCGCACAGCCGGGTTACGCGATCCCCGGCGCGATGCAGCCCGGCGCGCTGCCCGGCGCTTTTCCGCAGGCCCTGTCGGGGTCATATGGCGCGGTGCAGAATGCGATGATGACGATTCCCGGCGTCGAGCGCTATCCATTCGTCGGCTTCTTCAATCCTGCTCTTCAGGCTCAGTATGCCGGCTGCGACGAGGTGATCGACGCTGTCGCGCTGGCGGTCAACTGGGGTGGCACGACGCGACCGCAACTCGACTGGATGCCTTGGGACGACCTTCAGGCCTACGCGCGCGCCTATTCGGTGCTGAACACGTCATGGCCGGTGCTGTGGTCGGTCTACAATGACGGGCCTCAGGGCGAGATCTGGGTGTACCCTGCGCCGTCTCAGGCGACCGAGATGGAGCTCGACGCGATTTGCACGCCGAAGAACCTGAACACTGACGACGACTTCGACGTCATCCCTAGCGGGTTTCAGGACGCGTTGATGTTCGGCGCCGCCAAGTTTTCGTTCATGTCGCGCGGCCGTTACGCTCAGGCGCAGGCGATGGAGGATCAGTTCGCCAGCGGCATAGGCGTCGCGCGTGTCGCCGTGGACGGCGGCAAGGTCAAGTCATACTATAGTTCTTATCTGTAGAATATATGTGTTTGCAGTACAGAGCGGTAGCAGCACGTGATTTTCTAGCCAAGCACGGTGTCTTATCATGGTACAGGCTGTAGAGAATTATGGATGCGGATTTGCCGTTTATATTGGCGCCCCATATATTTCCTCGTTCAAACAGCCTTATGTGGATCTGAGGGCACAGATTTTTACAGAAATCATTAAATTGATATATTATAGCCTTTGTTCCTATAAGTGTGAAACTATTCTCCCCAATATGCCCGTCGCCGTCTATCATACCTCTCCAAAAGTCAGGGTGGTTATGTATATGTGCGGCGCAAGCATTTTTAGACTTATTAGGAATTATACCAAATTTAGAAAGCACATATCCGAGTCGTTT